TCATCAGCCAGGCTGCGAAGCGGCTGAGCCAGGCTGCGTAAAAAAAGAGGGCGCTGTTTAAACGCCCTCAAGGTACTTCCTCACGAGAAGATAGAATCATTTTGCACTTGTTAAAAAAAATATCAAGCAGAACGTTTCTGTTGTTGACAAATATTTTTATGGTGTTTAATATGCTGACAGATGACTGCGAATTGAGCCTCCATCATTGAGACCAGTAGGTCGGAGAGCCACCCCTAAAAAGGTGGCTTTTTTTATTGCCGTGCCGATACTTCTATCTCGCACCTAGGGTTTACCCTATCTACCCCCATCCAGTAAATATGCTTTTCCTTGACCTGACGGTCGTTTTTATATGCCACCTCCTGTAGCAAATCGAGGATCAAACTTTCATCCAAATCAGGTCTGCGGGATGCGTACCAAATGCGAATCGTTACCACCACATCGACTTCAAAAACTTCGCTGGGAGCTATGACACATTGCTGTTTAAACATCTTAGCGTAACCCAACGCCTTCGCAGACTTGATAAACATTGGCTTTCCACGGACGTACACCATTTTGCGTGAATTTGCTTTACTGGCGGGTTCACCAAATATTTTTAATGAAAGTGTTTGCATTTTATAAAAAGTAGTATTAGTATCTAGGTTCGTATACAGGAGGCTTAATGAAAATTACGAATAACTTTAATGTACCAGAGACTCTACTCGCATTAGCAAATAGAGACGATTACAACAAGGGTGAGGCTGACTTCTCAGTCACTGAGATCATATCTCCACCACGCATTCAAAGACTGCGCAGAAAGCACTGGAATGAGATGACTCAGGACGTTGCCGATATGCTATGGATGCTGATGGGTACTGCCTTGCACGTTGTGGCAGAACGTTCTGAGATAGCGGGTCATACCAATGAGGAACGTCTTATGGTTGGCATTGATGATGTCATCCTCTCAGGTGCTATCGATCTACAAAAGAATGACAAGGACGGCACGGTCATTACTGATTACAAATTTACATCCGCATGGGCTTTGATGAATGACAAGCCTGAGTGGGAGCAACAACAAAACATCTACAAGTATTTGGTTGAGCGTGTCAAAAGACAACCAGTAAAAAAGCTAGAGATCTGTGCGCTCATTCGTGATTGGTCTCGTAGGGATGCCATGAATAAGCCAAGCTATCCACAAGCACCGATCCAAGTATTGAACATTCCAATTTGGACTCATGACCGTGTCGAGGCTTTCATTAAAGAACGCATCAACTTGCATCGTGATTCCAAAGTCAATGCAGATTGGAACGAGGAACTCCCCTTATGCACCGAGGAAGAGCGTTGGGTGCGTGAAACTAAGTATGCAGTAAAGAAAGAGGGTCGTAAGACTGCCGTTCGGGTCTTCGATACCGAGGAGGAGGCACAGGACTTATTGAAAGATATGCCTGTGAAAGATAAAGGATTCGTAGAGATCCGAAAAGGTGAGGCAGTACGTTGCACTGGCAATTTCTGCGGTGTCAATCAGTGGTGTACTCAGTATCAAGCAACATTAACTCAGGAGGTTCAAGATGAAATCGGAAGTAATTAATGTAACACCGTCTTTGGCGGAACATTTCTTAAGTAAAAACATTCTCAATAGGAACATTAGCCATTCGCTCGTTACAAAATATGCGAACGATATGGAGAATGGAAATTGGAGACAGACTCACCAAGGTATTGCTTTTTATGAAGACGATACCGTTGCGGATGGTCAACATCGTTTACTGGCGGTGATTAAATCAAGATCAACAATACCAATGATGATTACCTATGGTTTAAAAAAGGAATCTTCATTAGGGATTGATTACCACCGTCCAAGAAATATTGTTGATGGCATCAAAATTGGCGGGTTCTCTGATTGGATTGATTTCAAACACATTGCTCTTATCAACACCATTGCAGAGCGCAAGCGTTTGACATCTGTTGAGTCAATTGAATGGCTAACCAAGATGAAAGATAGCGTTCAGTTTGCAACAACGCATTTGACTTCAAAACGTTACCTTACAAACTCTTCAAGTCAGGCGGGTGTGGCTTTGGCGCACCACTACAAAGTTGATGAGAATTTACTTGCTCGTTTTTGTAAAGTGTTTTTGAATGGGGTGACAGAGAATAAGGCTGAGTCATCAATCATAAGACTGCGGGATGATTTTTTAAATAACCCATCGCAAAGTCACGGCATTAAAGTTGAGAAGTTTTATAAAACGCAACGTGTAATTTCTGCTTTTGCTAAAGGCGAAATACTTACACGATTAATAACTCCAAAAGAACCAATTTGGAAATTTGAGGAAACCGATTTATGGTAAGCAGTGAAGAGTTAGCAAGTGGATTGCAGAACATGGTGACGATGCATTTGTCGGACAGAGTTTTATGCGATCAATCAGCAATACGGTTGTTGGTATTGGAAACAGAAATTAAATTTTTACAAAAGCAACTACAGGAGGTTCAAATTGAAAACTAGGCGAGAAATGATTTATGAATTTATGGTGTCATTAGCATCGAATGCCCAAGCTTGCGATTCATCACATGATGTAGATGAAGACTATTACGGAGACATTGCTCTCAGAGTAGAAAAGATGGCTTGTGCATTAGCTGATCAATTTATAGAGGAGCATAACTAAATGAAAGTGTATAAAAAGTTAGTAGAGGCTAGAGTAGCTTTACAAGGTAAGGCTTTAAACAAGTCAGGTCATAACAAATTTGCGGGTTACAAGTATTTTGAGTTGGGTGATTTCTTGCCTGAGATTCAATCAATCTTTAAACAGATTGGCTTGTGCGATGTAATTTCATTTACCCAAGACTTAGCAACAATGGTTGTGTATGACGTGGAAGATGGATCATCTGTTACGTTTACATCTCCAATGGGATCTGCTCAGTTAAAGGGTTGCCATGAAGTGCAAAATATCGGTGCGGTGGAAACCTACCAAAGGCGCTATTTATATACGGTAGCCTTGAGCATCTCGGAACATGATGCATTGGATGCGACTACAGGATCTGCGCCAGTAGAACCAAAGAAAGTAGTTGAAGTAAAAAAGCCTGACGTTGGGACGGTTACCGAGCCTAATCCTGACGATGCGGTAATGATCGAAACATTGATCACGTTCGGTGAGACTTGCGAGACGATGTCTGAGTTAACTGGTCTTTGGAAGAAGAATCAGAAAGCTATTGACTCAATCAAGGTTGGTAACAAAGAGTTGTTCAATCAGTTGCAAACTAAGTTTGCTGAGTACAAAGCCAAATTCAAGGAGGAATAACATGGCATACGGATCTAAATTTGAATTACAACCTAACCAAGGTAGTTTATTTGCTACCAAAGTTAAGAAACACCCTAAAGCGCCTGACTACTGGGGAGAGTTATTGGTTGACGTTAGCACCCTTGAAATTGAAAACGGTGTTGCCAAGGTCAAGCTTGGTGGTTGGAAAGTTAAGTCTGAGTCATCAGGCAATACTTTTTTATCCATAAGAATTGATACATGGAAACCTGACAGTGCGCAAAAACCACAAACACAAACTAACAATGGAGACATGGACGATGACATCCCTTTCTAAACCAGTAGCAAAGAAACGTGGCAGACCTCTAGGGTCTAAAAACAAACGTGTTAGAACTGTTGCGGGGAAAAAATATACCTTCAAAGACAAAGCGTTTAAACAATCCAATAACCATGCGTCTGAGATTAACAAGTTGCATAACAGGATCTTGGAATTGGAAACGATTCGTGAAAGATTGCATAGCGTAATTGATCGCCAAGAACATAAAGCTATCCAGTACCAAGCGGTTATTGATTATCTCGAAACAAAGTTGGAGATTAACTAATGAATGCACTTCAGTTTGAAGCAGTCAAGATTGCCCTTAAACAGGATAAGACTGGGTTCGTGCTGACGTTGAACATTCACCCTGACGAGATCCCAAATGAACTTATGCGGGATTTTGTCGGGGCGAGATACGGTGTGGCGATGGTTCGTATTCAAGATAACGAATCCGCTACGCAGTACGACAACCGAGTTAAAAAAGCTGGGATGCTTGGGCGCAGTAAACGTTTCCATTTATGGCTTAGGAAAGAGAACAGTCTGACGATTGATGGCGAAGACGATGCAGTCGAGGCTATCTACCGCATATGTAATATCCAATCCCGCACCGAATTAAATGGTAACAAACAAGCCCAAGATAAATTTGATGAATTAGTCCATGACTATGAACAATGGGGTGAAGAAGATGAGCCGTTTTAAAAGCGTAGTGCCGATTATGGTGTATGTCGAACCTACCGAGAGAACGAAGATCCAATCCTATGCAAAGAAAGAAAAGATTAACGTTAGTCAGTTGGCAAGAGAATCATTTCGGATGCGTATGGAAATTGATGACCCGTTTAAGAATGGTTTCAATCAAGGTTTAAACGAGGCAATGCGGATTGTCCGTGAAACTGAAGGTGCAAAAATGATGTTCCCCTCTGGCAAGTCTTTCGGTCAATTAGTCTGCGATGAAATTGAAAAGTTTCTTAAGGATAAAAAATGAACGAACAAGACAAAGAGTATTTAAGAGATCTGCTTGCTGGGTTTGCTTTGGCGGGGTTATTAATGCGTGGTAATAACAAACTAGAGCAAGTAGCGGAAAGTGCTTATTCTTTGGCTGACGATATGCTTGAATCACGTAAACACAAGGAAGAGGAACAGGGCATCGTTGCTATTAGAAAAAGAAAGGTTTCAAAATGAAAACGATTATTGCTTTAATGGCGGTGTTGCCTGTCATTGCGTTTGCTCAAAATAGCTGGGAAAACAATCCCTACAACTATAAAAATAGCGAATACAACTACAACAACAGTTCGTATAACTACAAAAATAGTCCCTACAACTATGAGAACAGTCAATACAACACCAATTCTAAGAACGGTGTCTACGACAATAACGGCAACCGCATCGGCTATGAGACTCGTTCAGACCAAGGCACTCGCAATATCTATGACAACAATGGAAACCGCATAGGCTACGGCAGATGAATCTCATAGAGTTCGGTGACTGCCGAGACATTATGAAACGTTGGGCTGATGAGGGGGTCAAGGTACAGACTTGTGTAACTTCTCCCCCTTACTTTGGCTTGCGTGACTACGGTCATGACGGTCAAATTGGCTTGGAAGAAACCGTTGATGAATACGTGGCGGCAATCGTTGATGTGTTTAAACGGGTAAAGGATCTGCTGGCTGATGATGGGACGCTGTGGCTAAACTTAGGAGACAGTTATTACAACTACCGACCAGGCAAGGGACAGTCTTTGGTTAAACAAACGGTGTCAAATACCGACCAAGACTTACCTCAGAACTGCGCTAGACGTGGAAACAAGCAAGCTGGGCTAAAGGAAAAAGACTTGATTGGCATCCCTTGGCGGGTAGCCTTTGCCTTGCAAGCTGACGGTTGGTATCTACGTCAAGACATTATTTGGCATAAACCTAACCCTATGCCTGAGTCTGTGCGGGATCGTTGCACCAAGAACCATGAGTACATCTTTCTGTTGACCAAGAAGTCCAAGTACTACTTTGATAACGAGGCGATCAAAGAGCCTGTCAAGGAAGACTGGGGTACTAGGGATAGAACGGACGGCAAGTACCACAACGAGGGATCAGGTCTTACCCCTCACTCAGGGCTAGAAAAGAGCTACGAGACGGCAAATAAGCGGTCTGTGTGGACTGTTACAACCAAACCTTTCTCAGGTGCGCATTTTGCGGTGTTCCCGCCCGATTTAATAGAACCTTGCGTTCTTGCGGGTAGCAAACCAAACGACATAGTGCTTGATCCGTTTATGGGTTCTGGAACTACGGCAGCCGTGGCACAGCGTTTAAACAGGCTATACCTTGGCTGCGAGCTGAACGAGGAATATAAAAAGTTGCAGGATGAACGTTTGAAACAACCATCTTTGGAGTTGCTATGAAGAGACATAGAAAGTTTTCGGAGCAGATGGAAAAAGACATCCAAGAAATTGTTGATTTCTATATGCAGTTTGTAACCCACTATCAAGAAGAAGTCAGGGAATGCTATGAGTATTTTTGGAAATGCATGAGTGACGGCACGATAGAAGACTATTTAGAAATAGTACGTGAAAGAAAGGAAAAAAAATGAACAATGAACCAGTAGCGTGGACTGCGTGTTTAGATTGTGGCAAAAGAGTTACAGGCGATTCTATTCACACTTGTTCGCCACAGTTAGATATAAAAAGATACCAATGGCTTAGAAATGAATTTGCACATGGTCGTGAAACCTATATTGGGGAGTCAATACCAAGCGGTGAAAAGCTGGATGAATACATTGATGAGCAACTAAGAAAGGCACAAGAATGAACGAATTTATTTTAGTTTGGGTAGTGGTTAGCGCTTATAACGGAATACAGTATTCACCCCCTATGAAAACACTAGAAGATTGCAAGCTAGTTCAAGTATGGGTGGATAAAAACTCAACAGCAAGAGCCTCTTGTATTCAGATAAACATACTAAGAAAGGCACAAGATAAATGATATACAAAACATTTGAAGAATGGAAAGCTGGTCAATGGTTAGAAGATGGAGAACCACGCACTAAAGCATATACAGAAGATGAATTGTTGCTAATTGAAATGGGTTGGCAATACGGGTTTGATGCTGGAAAGGCACAAGAGAAATGAGCAGTTTCAGAGAAGATCTTGAGCGTGGAATATCCGTGGAACTAAAGACGTTATCCATGATCCAAAGCAAGTACCCTTGCGCCACGTTAGTGAATGCCTACAAAGGCTATGACATTTGGATTCCTGAGTTGCATAAATCAATTGAGGTTAAGTATGACCCCATGAGCAACGAAACTGGGAACATTGTGGTTGAGATTGAAATGAACGGCAAAGCCTCTGCACTCATGACAACGACTGCGGATTACTGGTTGTACCATGATGACTATGTGTTTGTCATGATGAAACCAATGAGCATCATTAATTGTATTTTTCAAAACAAACTACAGTATGTAGAATTTATAGGCAATGGCGACACGGTCAGTAAAAAGGCATTTTTAGTACCAAAAGATTTACTATTTAAATGTGGAAAGGTCTTGGAATGAATGACTTAATTTTTATTTTCTTTTTGTTAAGTGGGGTTGTATTTTGGGGTTTTATCTTGCTTGTAATTGTTAAGATATGGATGGAAAAATGACTACGTTTACTACTGAGGACAGGGAGCAGTATGAAGGTGGAATACCAATCCCTTTTGCGGGTTGGGTATCTGTTGACAAAGAAGACAGGGAGCAAATGCTACGAGATCAGTTACGAATCCAGCAGCAAGAGATAGATCGTTTAAACGCAGAGCTTATGGCAGCGAGGAAAAATAATGAGTGATCCAGTAAATCATCCGAAACATTACACCAGCCACCCATCAGGGGTGGAGTGCATTGAGATTACTGAGCATTTAAACTTCTGCCTCGGTAACGCAGTTAAATACATTTGGAGGGCTGGCGAGAAAGATCAGGAGAAAGAAATAGAAGACCTTGAAAAGGGCGCTTGGTATCTAGCACGTGAAATCAATAAACGTAAGAAAGCTAAATATGGCAACCAAACATGAAAAAGAACACTTCAGAAAAATTGCAGAAATCGGGTGCATTCTCTGCTGGCATCTCGGATACGAAGGATCTCCCGCAGAAATTCATCACATTAGACGAGCTGGTAAACGAAGTACTGCCCCTGTTATCCCGCTCTGCCCCGAACACCACCGTGGAAATACAGGAATTCATGGGCTTGGACGTAAAGGATTTGAGCGGAAATATGAAATCTCTGAGGATTCCTTATTACAAATCCTTGAGCAAATCCTTGAGATCGGAAGGAAACGGTAACAAACTAACTAAGTTTGCTACTCGTAATCTTTCCTTAAGATCCTTACCCTAGCCGTTAACCTTAGCTGGGCATCGTGGATCTTATCTATAGCTTCACGTTTCTCATCTGCGGTCATTGTCTTAGATGCATTGATCATCTTGGCGGCTTGGTTTAACTGTTTCATAGTCTTATCTAGCGTACCAACATAGCCTTTCAGCGCATACAGTTTCTTGTTCTCTTCTAAGTATGTCTTAAGATCCTCGCCATTACCAGTACGCTGTAGGGTATTGACCGTTTGAACAACGGTGTCAACCTCTTGCTTGAGATCATAGTAAGCTGAAACAGTACCCATATCACCAGCAAAGAACCGCTTGATTACAGGCAGTTGCTCCATACGCTTAGTCGCTTTAACTGGATCGCCCTCTTGAGTCAGAGCAGAATCAATCAGCATCATTGCATAAGTACCCATCGTGCCTGTGTAGCCACGGATAAGGTTATCAATCTTTTGCGGTGAATACTCTAGTTCTCTGCCTAATTTTTTAGCAAGTTCAGACGTGCCAGAACCAAACTGGAATTGCGGTGCAAGACCCTCAACACCACGACCAATGATTGGTTCGCCCGTGAAGAATGAGTGGTTCGTAGCGTTCTCAACCATAGGCAAGACGGCTTGAGGTATAGGGTTAAACGACAGAGTACTCATTGCGTTACGCAGTAAAGACTCACGTAGGTCTTTGCCTGTGTCTGTGCCAAATGAATACTCAAGCGCTCTCTCAGGGAGAACTTTGAAGAGAACACCCAACTCAAAAGGAATCGGGAAACGGAACGGCTTATCACCAACTTGGATAGCTGGGATGATCCAATAGTTATCACGTTCTTCTTTAGAAAGCTTTTTGTAATCCTCATCATCGGAAACCATAGCCCAGTACATGACAGACGTGCCGAGCAAAATCATTGAACGGAACATGAATGCTTTTTGAATGGTGTCTTTGTTCTGCATAGCAGTCTTTCCAAAGCCTGTGCGGTACAGAACGTCAAGACCTTGGACACGTGCGTTGAAGAACGGAATCATTGCAGAAACAATGCGGATCAGGGCGGAGTTACCTTTGCGTGAGAAGTTTAAAACTTCCATTGCTTGGTAGAACGCTTCGGCTTCCGAACCAGTTCTCTCTAAGGTACGCTTGTAAACTTCGGCACGGGTC